GTGCCTATGCCTGTATTATTTATAGGCAGAACCTGCAAGCCGTATGCGTAACCGCTATAGATGTTGGTAAAAGCGGATTGCGGATCAAGAAACATACCCCGCGATGGGCCGTATAGCGTTTCTATGATCTCGCGATAGCCGCCTATCCTACGCGGCCGCGCACGCTGAAACCTCACCCAACGGCCGTCGTTGTAGAACTCTTTGTCAAACACGGTGCCATCGCGTTGCACGCCAGGCTTAGTGTCAAGCGAAAAGACCTTGGCGGTCATTAGAACGCGCCTCCAAGAATGCCGGATGTAAACGTACCGGTGCCTGCAACGCTAAGACCCGACGCGGATATGGTGATAACGTTTGTGCCGAGGACTGAAAAACCAATCTGCCCAGCACCAGGCCTATACATACCTGTGCTAGACTCGGCAGAAAAGCTGAGCGAAGGCAGCGCCGCAGTGCCATTTGTGAGTGCAATGGCAGTTGCGCCAATGTTTACGGTGTTGGCGTTAAAAAAGTTTGTGCCATCACAAATTAGCGTAGCTTGTTGGCCTGCCGGCACAACTACGGTTGCAGCGCCAACAGCACTTGTTTTGATTGTCAGCGTATACCCGCCTGCAGTGCACTGGTTGGACACTACGTACAGGTTCACTACTTGTGGGTAGACAACCACCACGTTGCCTGTAAGTGTCCCTATGAACTGCTGAATGGTGGACGACGCCTCGGAGTTGGTTAGCGTGTAAGTACCGGTTGTTACAGGCTTCACCAGCGCGGTAAATGCGAATTGATTGCTAACGCCGTAGCCCACGGTCACGTATGTCGAGCCTGTGCATACGATGAATGCGGATTCATTAGGCGCAAAGTCTTTATTGATGGCGCCATCAATCTCATCGGAGCCCGAGCAGTTTAACGTATAAGTACCGCTGCCGTTATTCTTAAACAGCATAAACCAGTTATCACCTAGACTGGTTGCAACGGGAAGTGTGCCTGAGCCTGCGCCGCCATTCCAAATAAGCGTTTGCGCACGATCTACTCCACTGAATGTCTGACCGTCCGTTGCGCCGGATGTAGGATGGCTTTGGTTCAGCGTGTTGCTCGATGCAACAAGTCCATAGCCTGCCAACGTTGCAGCGTTGGCGTTGGACGTGGTCGCGCCAAAAGCGATTACGCCCCACGTGCCATCCTCAGTGCTGTTATCGGTGATGTAGATGTATTGGCTTTTACCAACCTCAACGGTGCAAATGGCATTGCCATTGTAGCTGACAATGTCAACGTCGTTGCTTGCCACTACCGTAATCAGCGCATCGCTTCCTACCGAGGTCTGGTTTGCAGGTGGCATGTATAGCTTACGACCCGATGCGTTTGCAGTCAGGTTCATAATGCGCGCAGCCGCGTTGTCAGTTGCCAAGCCATTGACGGGCCATTGCAACTCAACGTCCGTAGTCAGCGTAATCGCTCGATACGAAACGTCCGTTGGTTGAATAACCTGACCGGTAAAGGGGCTAATATAGCTCATGAGTCCACCGCTATGGTTTGACGATCCCCAATACGTTGCAGGTCTTCGGCTTTCAACGCTGCCATGTACTGCGCGTACATTGTTTGCCAAAGTTGCACACGGGCATCATTTTTAAGAAAAGGCATTGCCTGCAGCAAAGTGCCATACAGCAACGCCTGTGGTGCATACATCGTAAACCAGTTTGTCTGGTTGCTTGAATCCAACGGCTGTATACGCTCGTAGTACAACACCTCGGCGGCGTAGGCCGCATCCGGCGTTGGCGCAATCAACCAATGATAGTAGTCATAATCCGCGTAGTACAGCGGGGTGTCTGTCTGCGTGGCGTTAGGCCAATACGTACGTAGGTACTCATACTTACGCAACAGTACGGGCTGCTTTTGGCCATTAACAGTGATTGACATGGACACGGTCTTACGCCAACGGGCAGGCTTTTCAATGACCGGATCACTTGCCGTAAGACTAAACGTATTGACCGTCAGGTTGCCCATGAACTTAATTTCTGAGGCAATGATTTGCTCAGCCAACATAATGAATGTTGGAATTTTGTCAATGGTAGCCTGGTCAGTACGCTCAAGATATGACTGCACGTCGGCAGACAATGAGTCATACGTCATCGCTACGGCAACGGTCATTTCACTTGCCTCGCTTTCTTGCCATGGCCATGTTGTCAACCAAATTTGGGTAAGGCCGTCCGGCTGCCTTAGCTCGTGCCTTTGCTGCAGATTTTTTCTGCGGCGAAAGTGTCTTAGGCTTACCTAATGACGCAGGTCTTTTCTTTTCCCAAATGGGCTTGTTGCTAGGCATTGTACCTCCTGGAGCTATGAATTGACATACTCTTTTACGCCATGTGTTTGCACTCAGTCTCAATGCCGTCCAAGCGCCGCATCCAGCCCTTGCCAAACGTGGCGAAGGTATTCAGGCTCTTGTAGTGGGCCTCGCGCAGGTCACAGAACTTCTCAATGATCTCATCTGCCGGGACTTTTGTCACGGCCTCCAGCGTCTTGGGACCAATTGCACCGTCCGCCACCACGCCCACAGCCTGCTGAAGGAATCGAGCAGCCCGCCCAACACCAGCATTAACGGCACAATCAAAAACGCACAAATCCACACCAGAAGGAAGATCATCCCCACGCACAGCGTCCCAATAACGCTTCTTGTAAAGGGGGGAGACCATCTCGATGGTGAGTCCGCGCATATCCTGCTCGGTTGCTGGTTTTCCTGTCCATTCTTCCCAGACACGCTTAGTCACTCCAAGGTTGGTCATGCCGCCCGGGTCGGACGGGTGGTTCACATAGCCACCCTCCCATTTGAGGATGTGCTTGAGCGCCTCTTCCCAGTTGTGCTTCATTTGTCTTTTTCCGTCTTGGTGTACTTCATGTCGGCCAGTTTCTCAACCGTCCTACCACCAAAATAGGCGAGGAAGATGATCTGCCCCCACTGCCCGAGCAGTTGGACGTAGGACTCCTGCGCGTTATACCCAAAGGCGGACATGGCGGTGAAGAGGAAATAGGCGATGAAGATAGCAATCAGGGCCAAAGGCCGGATGTTCTTGGACAGCCATGAATCACTGCCCATATCGGACCGCCACCGCTCAGTGATGCCGGTGTGCTCAATCTCAAAGAGCTTGGTGTCATTGGCCATCTTCGCCAGTTCACCGTCCTGAGCCATCTTGGCCAAGTCCATCTGAGCCTTGGCTTTTGCCTCTGGATCAGGGATCAGTTTGTCAATCAGCTTGCCGCCGACATCGAGTAGTGCTGCGAGTGGGAACATATCAGTACTGCCTTTGCATTGCTTCCATCACAAAATAAAACGTCAGCCCCAGAACCGTAACTGTAGCCAGTAAGGCCACAATAATCAGGATTAACTCATCAATCTCATCCTGACGGCGCTTCTTGGCTTCTTTCCTTCTGCGCTCGGCTTTAGCCGCGTCGGCCTCCATTTGCTTTGCCCGGGCCGTGATTCTCATCCAAACATCCATTTTGTTGGACTGGAAGAAAAGCATTTTGACCTGCTCTTCAAACTCCCGGGCCTGCTCCAAAGCAAGCTCCAACTCCAACGCCTTTCCCAGCGACGACCCCTTGAACTGACCACCCTTGGCTTTTTCTACGACTTCAATCGCCTGCGCCTTGGCATCAAAATACTGCCCCAGCACCGGTCCCAGCGACTGCACATCTTGAACCGTCTTGACTGCCTTCTTTACCAAATTCACCGCCGACGACACAGCGGCAAGGGCGGTGATGGGGTCGATCATGTCATTAGCTCTATGGCAATTCCAACCACTACACCAGGCAGCGCAGTCGCAATAGCGTCCCACACATCAGGCTGACCCTCTTTGCGATACCACTGCTGATACTCATAGAACACGCCAAAAACAATCCCACCGATTGCGACAGCCCAGCCTACTGGCAGATAGTGGATAGCAGCCAACACAGCGGTTGCGCCAACTCCCATTGCCAGATGCTGTAGCTTGTCTTTCGGAATCATTTTGAAATCCAAATCGCAGCGAAGATAGTCCCAGCCATTGACGCAATCATCACACCGGCAGTCCGCATCATGATTCCTTCAATGCGTTTAAGGCGGGCATTGATCTGCTCGTACCGTAATGCACAGATTTCTTCGTGAGTAGACAGCCGTGCTTCTGTCGCGTCGATGGTGGTCATTTTCAGTCTTCAGCTTTTTTGACAGTTGATTCCAAGGATTGCTGGAGCATCTTCAAGAATGCGTCCTTGCCGACCCTGAGTTGATCAAATTGAAACTGGCAAGAAGCGATCTTCCTATCTAAGTCTACGCAATGATCGAGCATTGCTCGCTGCTCCTGCGTGAAGTCGTCCAGTTTGTACTCTTTGCCTTCAATGCTCACAGTC